AATTTGTCAAGTCCATGAAAAAATCCAAGCCTGACTTTGAGAAACGCTATGGCGAACGCGGCGAAGAAGTCATGTACGCCACTGCCACTAAGATGGCCAAGAAAAAAGACAAGAAGAAAACCAAGGAAGAAGTTGAAGAAACCACTGTAGCGGGATCAGTGGCACCAGCTGTAGCTGCAGACGCACCCAAGAAAAAGAAGGGTGCTATACAGTTTGGCAAGGGCATCTATGAGAATCAACTCAAAGAAAGCTTTGACGCCAAGCTAAAAAATATTCTCTCCGAGGGCATGAGCATGAATCTCAGCGTGGGCGAAGATGGCCGTAAGAATCTTACGCTCACAGCCACTGATGAAGATGCTGATCGCTTGGCGCAGATCATACGCTTGGCAGGCATGGAGCAGGCACACAGCTTCAAACCAGCCTGCGAAGCATGTGGACAAGCTGAATGCGGATGCGAAGCTGTGAGCGAAGGCGACTACGGCAACAGCCCAGAAGTTGTCACAGCCAACTCAGACATGATGGTAAACGGATTGTCGGGCGGCCTCAACGGACCCAAGCAGCAGAGCAACCCCAACAATCCTGGCGACAATCCCATTGCCATGTCAAGACTGGGCCAGCACAGTTCGCCCACTCTCAATCTTGGCATCCAAAAGGATGAAAAAGAGATCAATGAGGAAGTGGAGCGTGGGCTTCGCGAGCTTTACAAACGGTACAGAACATGAAAAAATTCACACAGTATCTCACAGAAGTCGAGACCGATCAACCGCAGGTGGGCGATGGATTCGTTTTTGAATCCGACGACGGCGAGTTAGTGGAATCCACCATAGTAGAAATACTTGAAGATGGCGTGGTGATTGAAAGCGATGCACAAGCAGATGCCTTGCTGCAACTGGAGGGTTTCCAGCTGGAAGCCATACAACGCTACGGTGCCGTGGGCAACAGCCCTGGCATGGGATACTCACAGAACGAAGATGCTGACATGGGTCCCGGTGACCACTTGGATCGCATCGAAAACGGTCAAGTGGGTGGACAAGGTGCCCTGGCCGAAGAACTACCCACTCCTCCCGATGCCAATCACAATGATCCCTTGTTGAGCAAGGCCATTGACGATGCTGCTGTGCCTGCCATGGAGGCAGATGACTTACTTGAGCGCTTGAAACAGCTGGCCAATGTGGTGGAAGCTGCACCATGGATGGGCCGAGACATCGACCGGCCAGCACATCAGCGCAAGGCCGAGTACGAGAAAAGCATGGGATCAGCCAGCGCAGCAACAAAGTTCCGCGCACCCGGCGATCCCGCAACACCAGCAGCACAAAGAAAGATACGCCCTGGCGACAAACCTCCCAAGGACAACAAACAAACCACAGCGGAAGAATACGAATTATCAAAACTGCGTCGCCATGCTGGCATCATGGAAGATCCCACAGAGGAAGAACCCATGCCGCAGCAAGGCAGCGTGGCTGCTGAACCACAGAGTTCGGTGCCTGCGGAGCCAGGATCAGCAGCAGCCAAGGCCTTTGAAGGTGATCTCAACGAAGCGGAGTCTCCCGTGGCTCAGGCCATAGTGCGTAGGATCATCTCTCAGCGCACCGACCTGTTGAGCAAGTATGGTCCCGAGCGCGTAGGCGATGCTGTTGATCACGTGGCCAGCTCGGTGGGCAAGGTGGAAGAAATTGGCAGCAGTGATGTTTCGGCTTGGGTTCGCCGAGTAGAACAAGAGCTGGCGTCACACAACAAAATGTCTGAAGCCGGTTCAGGTGACGAACCTGTAGAACCTGATCAGGATGCAGATGACAAACGCTTTGATGATTTAGATGAAGCCGAATATCAAGGTCGCGATGTTCCCCTGGGCAAGCCCATGCAGGGAGATGTCAAGAAATTCAAGGTCTACGTCCGGGATCCCAAGACTGGCAATGTCAAGAAAGTAAACTTTGGCGACAAAACCATGCGCATCAAGAAGTCTAATCCTGCGCGTCGCAAGAGCTTTCGTGCTAGACACAACTGCGACAATCCGGGACCAAGAACCAAGGCACGCTACTGGAGCTGTCGCAAATGGTAATGAGGTAAACACATGGCACAAGCAAACGTATACACCACGGTATCGGACCAAACCTGGTACACTGACAAGTGCAGGATCAGCACCGGCGCCACGGCTGTGACTTACAATGTCAACCTTATCTACCCCAGTGCCGCAGGCAACTTATTTTCCGCGGCATCGCAGATACCTCCACAAAGTCTGCAGGATGTCTATGTGGGTGTAGGTAACAAGATCACTATCTCGGGCAGCAACTACACAGCACAAGAAATAGGCACACGCAGTTCTGGTCAGCTCGGCGTACAAAGCGCCAATAATGCTGTAATACTGCGCTGATCCGTTGGTAGCAGCATGAAGGCTACAGACTTTATCACCGAATCCGCGCGCAAGTCAAGACCCGACGGCGAGCTCCCTGATCACTACGATCGCGCCAATCCCGGTGCTATCACAGGCATCGACATGGATCGTTACTACGACATGTATCGTGCTGGCATGCTAATGGGACGAGCCCCTGCCACATTTGAACCTGTGGACGCCGCCAGCTGGCTAAACAATCGAGCGTATTTTGGTGCCTACACAGACATAGATCGTGAAAAAATTACACAGGCTTTTCGTGAGCTGGGCATACGCGGTACCAATCTCACATCGCCGGGCAGTCACGAGCCCAAAGATACCAACAAGCAAAGTCCTGTGGTGGCCTTTCGGGGCTACGAAAAATGAGAGCCCGGGAATTTGTGCTTGAGTCAGTGAGCACGGCCAAACAGCGTGGCGCCATACACCGTGATCACATAGAAACTATGCCGAGTGCGCACAGGGTTGGAGGCACACAAGATCGTCATTATGATTTAAATCGTGTCATGATGGCCGCTGCCATGGCCGATGGTGAAAATGTTCCCAAGCTGGGTCCTGAGTCATGGTTTAACAAAAACAACACAGCTCACCCCTACAGCAAAGTAGAAGCCAACATGCTCAAACACGCATATAAGGCCGCAGGAGTGGAGTGGGACGATGTTCTCAAGCCCAATCCTGATAATGAAAGCCAAGAGCCTTCTGATACCAACGTCAACAGCGTGGTTCGACCTTTCAAGGGCTACCCCAGATAGCTCCAGCGATTTCCCTTCCATATATCAGCTAAATACTGTGTATGGCTGTTCCACAACCCACTAAAGTAGCACCATGGTACCTGCGTAATATCACGCAGGCACTGGAACTAAATCAAGCCACGGGGCAAGTATTTGTTCGAACCAACGGCGATGTGCTGTATAAATTTGGCTGGCAGGAACTCACCAATTAACGGTAATATCTAATGGCAATTCCTCCACCACCATATTCAAACATCACTGGTATCAGCCGCGCGGCCATGAAGGACAACGCACAGATCTCTGCGCAGCAGTATGACGGCACGGCAAGACCTGCTGAATTGGTGGTAGAACAAAACAACCTCAACTTGTATGCTGGTGACAATAACGGCAATCTGGTTTTGCTGGCCAATGCCAATGCTACAAAGTTCTACGGGTCATTCTATGACACCACCAGTCAAAACAACGATACAGGCAATGTCAACTACATGCAGTTGGGCACAACCTCTAGCAACAATCATGTCAGTATAGTCAACGGCGACGAAATCACCGTGGATTTTGCTGGTGTTTATGACATCCAATTCAGCGCACAATTCCTACAAACTGGCGGCGGCACACACAACATGGAGATATGGCTGGAAAAAAATGGCAACACTGTGCCAGATTCCGGTGGAGTGACAACTTTTGTGGGCAACAATAACAAATTAGTTGTTGGCTGGAACTACGTGGAGCCCCTGGCAGCCGGTGACTATGTAAAGTTGGCCTGGTGGAGTAGTTTTGCGGGGATTGATATCGTGGCACTAGCCAGTGAAGGCCCAGGCCCCGTGGTGCCCAGCGTCATAGTCACTGTGGTACAAGTTTGAACTGGGAGAGAAGAATGAGAAACACATTGCTATTAGCACCGCTGGTGTTTTTTTTAACTGCATGCGAAGGCCATTACCGCTATCCTTGTCAAGATCCTGCGAATTGGGGCAAAATTGAATGCAACAATGAAGTATGCAAGGCCGAAGGAACCTGCACCGCAGCAGTGTTGGCCAAGTCCGGCACGCTTGAAGACGCAGAGATCCCAAGCTCGGAAGAAAACTCTGAGGCATTGGAGCAAACGGAGATAAACAATACAGAGTGTGTGCCGGCTGCTGCTGAGGTCTCTATGTATTCGGGCAAGGGCGAAGAACCCAGAAAATTTGGGGTCAAAAACTATATCATACAGTCGCCCAAGCCAGATACTGGGGATGTAGATACCGAAATCATTGACGATGCTGCGCAATCAGAAGAGCAGCCACTGACCATGAACACAGTGGTAGACACAGCAGCACACAACGCTGCCACGAGATAAGAGGTTTTTTATGTCACAAAAATATACCGAAGCAGAATTGATGGTGAGAATGAAAGTCACGATTGGATTAGCCTTGGCATTTTGCTTAGTAGGCATCGTTTTTGTGATTTTGTATTCCTTGATATTTGTAACCCAGCCCATTGGTTATCAGTCACCCAATGATGCAGAATTCTTTAAACTTATTACACCCATAGCAACATTCTTGACTGGCATATTGTCGGGTATCATGTTGGGCAAGAGCAATGAAGCACCAGAAAAGAAAGAAGAGCCTGAGCTAGGACCAGCCAAAGAGCCCATGGAGCTGGACGAAGACGAGATCGCTTGATGAGCCTAAAAAGCCTACAGGCCAAGATCGGGGTCACACCAGACGGCGCATGGGGACCTGGCACATTCCGTGCTGCCATGGCCTATTATAAGTTGTCGCCGGCTAGAGCTGCGCATTTCTTTGGGCAGACCGCACACGAAACCGGCGGTTTCAAAGCCTTCAGTGAGAATCTCAACTACAATGCCGCCGCGTTGGCGTCCATGTGGAAAAAGTATTTTCCCACGTTGAATGAAGCCAACGCCTATGGACGCAATCCACAAAAGATAGCCAATCGAATCTATGCCAACCGCATGGGCAATGGTCCCGAAAGCAGCGGCGATGGTTGGCGCTATCGTGGTCGTGGCGCTCTGCAGTTGACCGGCAAAGACAATTACGCTGCCTTTGCAAAGTATTGTAATCGTCCTGATGTCATGAGCAATCCCGACATTGTGGCCACTGAGCTTGCATTTGAAAGCGCGATGTTTTTCTTTGAAAGAAACAAACTTTGGGCCATCTGTGATCAAGGCATCAAGGACAGTGCCATACTGGCATTGACCAAAAAGATAAACGGCGGCACCCACGGACTGGCGGACCGCACTGAAAAAACCAAGAAATATTTCATGTGGACCGCTGGTGCAGCCCCACAAGCATCAGCGCCGGCAGCAACACCACAACAAGCAGCTCCTGCTTTGGTGGTAACGCCGGACATGCAACTTAGCCCACATTTCAAACTAAATGAATTTACAAAAAGTGACACAGCAATTAGAAAAAGAATCGACAACACACCGGGGCCAGCACATGCAGCAAATCTCAAAAAAGTCTGTGAGAAAATACTTGAACCAGTTCGTAACCACTTTCAAAAACCAGTTCGTATTAATAGCGGCTATCGTGGTCCTGCTCTTAATTCCGCTGTTGGCGGATCCAGCAAATCACAACATTGCAATGGACAGGCAGTCGACTTTGAAATTGACGGACTTGCCAATCCTGAACTAGCAAAGTGGGTTAGTGAGAATTGCGAGTTTGATCAGATCATACTTGAGTTTTATGATCCCAAAGAAGGACCAAACTCGGGCTGGGTACACGCAAGTTATGCTGAAGGTGCGAACCGTAAGCAAAAATTAACTGCTGTTATGGAAAAGGGTAAAACAGTTTACAAGCCAGGCTTTGTGTCCTGACCAAGGAGATTGATATGAGAAATGGTACCAAGTTAGGATTAATCATAGGTTTTGCGTTGGGCTTTTGGATCAATGAAGGTCTAGCTCAGCAACTTTATTCTTATCGAGTGGTCAAGGTTACCGACGGTGACACTGTCCAATTTGAAGCACCGTTCATGCAGCAATATCTTGGACTTAAACCTGTGCTGTCTCTGCGCGTGTTGGGAGTAGATACTCCAGAAAAAGGTGGCCGAGCCCAATGTCCGCAAGAAAATGCCAAGGCTCAAGCAGCCAGCGCCTTCGCCAAGGATGCTGTGGCCAAGGCCAAGACCGTGCAGTTTGAAATCAAAGATCATGACAAGTTTGGCGGTCGTGTGTTGGGAGATGTGATCCTAGATGGAACGCGTCTATCAGAACTGTTGATTAAGAATGGACATGCTCGTGCGTACTTTGGCGAAAAGAAAGCGTCGTGGTGTCAGTAGAAGATCTTCAGCGCCTAGCTGGCATTCGCCGGGCAGGTTACGGTAATAGCCTGCGCCGCACTGCTGAAGGCAGCAACATATCTATCACAGGCACTGAAAAAGCACAACTTCAGAAGAAGCACAATATTGAACCCGGTACACCCGAATGGTTCCAGCTGTGGTTCAGCCTGCCTTATCTCACTGGCGAAAAGCCCATTGGCGGATCCTAGACACGTAAATAGTTGGTCATGGCCAAATCAACCGAACCCGCGCTGATCAAGTCTCCCTATTCAAGGAGCATGTACAGCGATGAGCAAATACAAGAGTTTGCTCGATGTGCCGATCCCGTTACCGGTTTCATGTATTTTTTGGACAACTTTTTTTACATCCAACATCCTGTACATGGCAGGATGTTGTATCATCCTTTTGAGTATCAGCGCCGACTGATTGAAACCTATCACGACTATAGATTCGTTATATCCATGATGCCTAGACAGACCGGTAAGTCAACATCGGCCGCAGGTTATCTCTTGTGGTATGCTATGTTTGTGCCCGACAGCACCATACTGGTGGCAGCACACAAATACACAGGGTCTCAAGAAATAATGCAGCGTATCCGATATGGCTACGAGTCAGTACCGGATCACATACGCGCAGGTGCTGTGGATTACAACAAAGGCAGCATCACATTTGACAATGGCAGCCGCATAGTGTCGGCTACCACAACTGAAAACACTGGTCGTGGTATGAGTATATCGCTGTTGTATGCAGACGAATTTGCGTTTGTGAGGCCCACCATAGCTGTGGAATTTTGGACTTCGATATCACCCACGCTGGCCACGGGTGGTAAGGCCATCATCACATCAACACCAAACTCAGACGAAGATCAGTTTGCCATGCTGTGGAAAGGTGCCAATCGTTGCGTGGATGAATATGGTAATCCCACTGAAGTGGGACAGAATGGCTTCCGTGCATTCCGCAGTTTTTGGCACGAACATCCTGATCGTGACGAAACATGGGCACAGCAACAACGCGCGGCCCTGGGCGTGGACCGCTTCCGACGTGAGATGGACTGTGAGTTCGTGACCGCAGACGAGACTTTGATCGCACCCACCAAGCTCATGGATCTGGAATCCCAGCAGGTCCTCTACAAGACCGGCGAAGTGCGCTGGTACCAGCGTCCACAACGAGATCGCATCTACTGCGTGGCCTTGGATCCCAGCCTGGGCACTGGTGGAGACCCTGCTGCCATAGAAGTGTTTGAAGCCAATACCTGCACTCAAGTCGCAGAGTGGCGACATAACCGTACTGACATACCCACACAAATACGCACGCTGCAGGCCATCATATCGCACATCAACGAAACCGTGAAAGATCCTAAAAACATTTATTACACCGTAGAAAACAACACCATAGGCGAAGCTGCCCTGATCAGCATCGCTGAGCTAGGCGAAGAAAACATCCAGGGATATTTTCTCAGCGAACCCGGTGCGGTCAAGAGCCGTCGCAAAGGATTCAACACCACCAACAAACCCAAATTGGCTGCCTGTGCCAAGCTTAAACATCTAGTGGAAAGCGCCAAAATGATAATAAACAGCGCACCCTTGGTCAGCGAACTCAAAAACTTCGTGGCATCGGGCGCAGGCTACGCTGCCAAGCCCGGGGAAACCGATGACCTAGTCATGGCCACGCTGCTGGTGGTGCGCATGCTGCAGGTATTGCAGAGCTATCACAGCGATCTTGACTCTCGCATGCGCGATCACGGCGATACAATGATAGAACCCCTACCGTTTGTCATGGTCATGAACAGTTGATCAGCGCTAAATAAATGCATGCAAAACCAATCCCAGCAGCTTTTTAACATCTTGGTGACTCGAAATCTTGAGCCCGAGGCACTGGACAAGAACTACAAGCCCAGCAGCCCGGACAAGGCCATCATGTTCAAATTTGATTGGCGCACCGAAAATCAAAACTACGGCAGCGTGGTCATAATGCTGGGTGCGGACCGCAGCATGGCTGTGTACTACGGCGATAACCTGGGACGCGGCATGGAAAGCGAAGACCGCAAACGCTGGTATGAGTTCCTAGAACAGCTGAAAAATTTCAGCACCCGCAACGATTTCAAAAAATTCGATCTCAAAGACATCAGCCAACTCAAATACAATCTGCAGGGCATAGCTGCCCTGAGCGAAAGCCTGTTTGAGAGCTTCCGCGGACGCCGGGATGTCAGCTACAATGGACCACCGCGCCAGACCCGGCTCATGATCAAGCATCGCAGGCCCTTGTCTGAAGGTGAGCCACGCTATCGCTGTATCGAAAGCCTGTTTGTGGAAACCGATTCGGGCGAAAGATTCCGCGTGCCTAGCCGCAGTCTCACGCATGGACGTATCCTAGCACGACATGTCAAGGAAGGCGGCAATCCCTACGATGCTTTTGGCGTGCATGTGAATCAACTCATGACCGAACTGGCCACGCTGTCCAGATTTCTGAGAGCATCACGCGGCAAGGATTTTGGTGAGCAAGGCAATGCTATGGTGTCTGCAGCACAGCAACATCATCGCCAGTTAAAGGAACGTGTCAAGCGCATGAGTGGGCATTCGGGCTACATGCAAGAGCTCAAGTCGTTTGATCCCATGACCATACACGGTCACGAACTCATAGTTGATGAAATACGCGATATCTTTACCGAAAAGCGAGTGGATCACAGGATAGAAGAAGCTCTGCCTATTCTGGCTCGCATGGCTCCCATGACCGTGGCTGCAGCCAGCAACGAACTCAACGAGTTCAGCAATTGGGTAGATTCAGTGTCGGAAAACGCCCAAGGCATGACCATGGGACAGCGCAAGAAGCTACACAATCTCATGCAGTCTCCCCTGCTGGTTGGCCCCGACGCGATAAACGCCAAACAGGCTTTATCGGACATACTACCCGATCCGCAACTGTTTGCCATGTTTGATCGCCTGGCAGCACGAGATCCCGACATCAATATCTGGAAAAACAAATCTGTGTTGCGTCGCATGCGCGGCCTGGTACGTCGCACTCAGGAAAGCCTTCAAGGCGCACCCACCGGCGGTGGCATCATGGATCGCACCATCACCAATGACCTTCCGGAAAATCTCGACACCGACGGTGTCATGATGACCAAGCAGAGCAACATGAGCAGCGAAAGCATAGACCGCCTGCGCTATTTGGCAAAAATTTAACAGTTTTTCCGCTCAAACTATTTGACTTGATAAATACTTTCGCGTACACTGCAGGTCAGTGTATGCACTTAGGCATATACTAGGCATAACATAGGCAACAAGAGGAAACAACTATGGCATCTTTAGCAGAAATCCGCGCACGACTCCAGGCCGCAGAGTCCAAGCAAAGCGGCAACAACTCCGGCGGCGATCGAGCAATTTATCCACACTGGAACATGGGCGAAGGGCAGTCAGCTGTACTGCGATTCCTTCCCGATGGCAACTCCAAAAACACATTCTTCTGGGTAGAACGCGCCATGATCAAACTGCCCTTTGTGGGCATACGCGGCGAGACTGACGTCAAGCCCACCATGGTACAGGTACCCTGCGTGGAAATGTGGGGAGAAAGCTGTCCTATCCTCAATGAGGTGCGCACTTGGTTCAAAGACAAGAGCCTGGAAGACCAAGGTCGTAGATATTGGAAGAAGCGCAGCTACGTGTTCCAGGGCTTTGTGCGTGAGAATCCCATTGGTGATGACACCACTCCTGACAATCCCATCCGGCGCTTTATCATTGGTCCACAGATTTTCCAGACCATCAAGTCGGCTCTCATGGATCCCGACATGGAGGAATTGCCCACTGACTTTGCAGCAGGCTTGGACTTCCGTGTGACCAAGACCAGCAAGGGTGGATACGCTGACTATTCAACCAGCAAGTGGGCCCGCAAGGAAAGCCCGCTCACTGAAGCCGAAGCCGAAGCCATCCAAAAGTTTGGATTGTTTGATCTTTCGGCGTTCCTGCCCAAGCGTCCCACGGATGTGGAGATGAAGGTCATGCAGGAAATGTTTGAAGCCAGCGTGAATGGTGAGAGCTATGATCCGGCGCGATGGGGGCAGTACTTCCGTCCCGCGGGTGTAGCAGCTCCTGCTGGTACCACTGAAGAAGCACCTGCTGTCAAAGCAGCGCCGGCAGTGGTCAAGGCAGCACCAGCCGCAGCCAGTCAGTTTGATGATGAAGAAGAAACCGCGGTTGCCGCTGCTCCGGTAGCAGCAGCCAAGGCGCCCACACAGAAGGCCGAGGACATCCTGGCCATGATCCGGGCTCGTCAGCAGAAGTAAGTAAGTGTCAGTGGGTGGGAGTTCCTGCCCACTGACTTTTCCTTATCAAAGATGTATTCCGTCTATCAACACTGGGACCCACTAAAAGTTTGTCTGGTAGGAAAAACCTATCCGCCAGAATTTTATCATTGGATCAAGAATCCCAAGACCAGAAGCCGTTTTGAAAAAATGGCCATGGAAACCGAGGAAGATTATCAAAACCTCATAGCATTATTGCAAAATCAATTTGGTGTTAGAGTTTTGCGTCCTGAGTTTCCCAATGACTTCGATGATCTCTATATAGATGGCAAATGGGTGCAACCACCAACAGCGCCTAGAGATTATTTTGTCATGATTCGAAACAAGTTTTGGGTTCCCCGGGTGCCCAATGCCAGCCATGCTTGGTCGGTATTTTATAGACAGAACAAACAATCATGGTGGCCGGATTATGTTAGGCCCGCTGACTTTTATGAATCATGGCCAGAATATTCCCAAGACATCAAAGAAAAATTTAGCATATTCCAAAACAAAGATCAACAACATCTTGATGCCAAACTGAAATTTTATTCCCATGTTTTTGATGAGATCAAACACAGTGGCAGTGATGTTGTGTACACAGATCTTGATTTTATCAATGGATGTTTTGTAAGCCGGATCGGTGAGAAATTATATTTCGCCACACAGACCTATTACGACGATAAACAATCCATACTTGACCAAGTCAATGACTTATTTCCCGATACTCAGAATCGGGTCGTCAATGCAGGTGGGCATGGAGATTCAGTGTATTGCCCGGTTACTCCTGGACTCATAATCAGTCTAAATGATGTGCCTACCTACGCCGACACCTTTCCGGGCTGGGAAGTAATATATTTGCCACCCAGCAACTATGCTCACATGCGAGAGTTTGAATTTTCCATGAAACGCAACAAAGGCCGTTGGTTTATACCGGGCTTCGAGCATGATCTTGATCTACAACATTCGGTTGATTATTACTTTGATGAATGGGTGGGCCAGGTCAGCGAAACTGTGTTTGACGTGAACATACTCATCGTAGATCCAAAAAATATCATAGTCAGCACTTACAACGAACAAGTAGAACGAGCCTGTGCTAGACATGGAATCACGGTACATGTAAGTCCGTTTCGTCATAAATATTTTTGGGATTGTGGTATACACTGCGTTACTAATGATCTCGACCGATGTTGACGCTCTGCATATCTGCGCTTGGCATACCCGAAGAATTACCGGATCAGATCTGCCTCGTTGACCACATAGGTGGATTTGATCAACGCTATCATAATCCATTATTGACACAAATAGATCGATATTGTTATGAACGACGTCGAAAGATACAAATACATTATGCTGGGATAATTACCGACTCTGTACAAAAATTCTACCCTAATCTTGATTTTTTCCGCACATGGGATGATAGCACCCGAAAGTTGTTCGATTCGTTTGTTGACTATCGATATCATCCTGAACTAGAATACAAGAATTTTCTCTGCAGTTTCAACGGGTCTCCACATGTCAGCAGAAAGCTGTTGGTGTCAGCGCTTCAAAGATGGGGGTATTTTGATCCAGAGACTTGTAGCAAAAACTTTCGATACACCACAGATGAACTTGATGGGCATCTTGGCGACTATCTGGATCTCGATCGACACAGATTTTATAAACGATTTTTCATAGGCGCTGACAGCCAAGAATTTTTCAACCGTATCTATAGCTTTGGACATGTGCAATATAATCATGCCCAGAACATCTACGGTCTCCAGCACCAGCTCACCAAGAGTTTTCTGCATCTAGTGAGCGAAACCCTAGCCACCAGCTATCATCCTTTCGTCACAGAAAAGTTTTTATACAGCGTGGTCACGCGAGGTTTGTTTTTGGCCTATGCGCAGCCTGGCTGGCATGATCACCTTGAACGCTATTGGGGTTTCCGTCAGTACAATCGTATATTTGATTATAGTTTTGATGCCATAGTGAATCCCGTAGAGAGATTGGTAGAGCTAATATCGATGATCTCAAAATTTTCTGTGCTGAGCTCTGATGATCGGCGTGATTTGTATGAAATGGAATACGACACTATTGAACATAATCACGATCATTATTTTAGTGGCAAGTATATCAATTATTACCAACAGCAATGATGGATGTCTGGAGTTCCAATAATGCAGTGATCATGAGCTTCCTGCCATTTGCCGGGGGAAGATTTTTAGGCAATTGCTTATCACTCAGCAAAGATTTTTGTCCGCAAAATTCGATTGCAGCTGAATATCTTTTGAAAAAACCCACAGACTATGACTATAGATTAGTAACGGTTTTAAAAACCTTGCCACCGCCAGATCAGATGCATCTTTGGCAGTATTTTGAGAACAAAGATCAACACCTTTATGGCCGAGGTTGTTTTCACTTATGGATAGCAGGCTCCAATAAACAACCCAACGACATCACAAGGCAAATATGTGCGTCAGGCATGCGTTTTTTGTTGAATGACCACTCAATGGAACCGTTTGGTTTATGCAAGGTTTGGTCAAACGCCACGGTGGTTCGCTTGATAAATTCTCGCAATTTCCAAAGTATATCGTTGGATAAAAAAGAACCAGCTGATGTAACAGTTCGAACCGACGACCCATTGTACTTCAACGGAAACTACATGCTGGAAAAATACAACAGATTACGAGGCCCAAATTGGCCCGATTGGGAAGTATTCCAACGGCATGGCTATGATGCGACCAAATGCGGGGCGTTATACCAGGATACTATCAACGAAATTGGGCAACATTATCGTTGCCATACATTGCAAAATCGAGTCATAATTTATGATGTAGATCAAAGCTATTTTGACATTGATGCATTTTTAACATCGGTGAAAAGTCTTTATGAAAGCTTTGGTCTGACAGATTTTTCTCGTGACTTGATCAGTTTGTTCTATAAGAAATATATATCTCTGCATTTGTAAGTGAATATGTCAAGTGATTTTTTAGTAGGTTGCAGATTCTTACGGTTTGATGGTAAATTTATAGATAAATTTCTATAACACAACGATAATTCCAACGACAGAACATGCGGTTTTGTGTAGGTATATCCAAGAGCACGTGAACAAAGGTTGATGAAAATATTAATAACCGGTGATAGTTTTGCTGCAGATTGGACGGTCAAATACCCTTTGGGTAAAGGTTGGGTAAATCTGCTGGCGGAACATTACGATGTGACCAATGTTGCTCAGGCTGGAGTGGGAGAGTACAAGATATATCAGCAGGTCCAACAACAAAACAACATTGACTCATTTGACATTGTGATAATATCCCACACAAGTCCCTACCGTGTGCATACCAGACGACACCCGGTACATCATCAAGATTCTCTGCATGCCAATGCAGATTTATCGATGGGGGATATTGGATATCATGCCAGTAGACCAAAGTCAATATTCAACAGATCTCTTTGGTCGGCCAATAGATTTTTTCAAGATCATTTCGACGGTGATTATCAAGAAGAAATGTATAGGTTGCTGGTAAATTCCATACATGATCGACTAAAAAATATTAGATGTATACAAGTAAACAATTTTATTTGTCCAGTGACATCTGATCCCAAAGTAAAAGATTTTGTTGACCTATCTGGAGTACAACTGGCTCATCCGGGCATCCACAACCATCTCAGCGACGCAGGTAATAAGTTGGTATTTGATATCATACAGTCTGTGATAGATGGAAAAAAATAATCCCATAATTATCTCTGGATCCAGTATCACTAATGACATGGTCTGGCCTACTTGGGCCACGTGGATCATAGAATTGTATGGATTGACCAACGTGAGAAATTTAAGTGTCAAAGGCCTTGGGAACAAAGCCATCATTTTGAAAGCCATAAAAGCAGCACTTGCATGTGATAAACCTCCCTTGATTATATTACAATTGACATCCATAGACAAATGGGACTGGTATGTAGAAAATCCATTGATCGTAGACGCATTGAGAAAAGAAAAACATCCGATATTGTTTTTGGACGAGAATGACGCACATGGATTTTGGTGTACGGGTTCGCATTTCCCGTTATGGAAAGAACATTACAAAGAAAACTATTTCAGCATGACTTATCAAGCCTTTGAGACCCTGATGATGGTACAATGGTTTCAAGGGGTGTGCAAATCTAAAAATTGGAGCTACTACATTTTGTTTGAAAGTCCAATCCTATCAGTGACAGAAACACAACTGAATTCCGGCGAGCTTACCAAAGCTGAATGCACTTCAACAAAACTAATTGAAAATATTTTGTGTGATACTGTTCCCGTGGAGTTAGATGGAATCTATCTACCTGGACTCATCGGTTACGCTTGTCTCGAAGACCTAAGTTGGTTTCATGATAGATACAGATCTCATCCGGGCAGTTATGTGCATTATCTGTTTACCAAACACGTGCTGTGTGGGAGTTTTGACAACTTTTTTACACGACAAAAAGAGGTCGAAAGTTTGGAGCAATCTGCACTTAAATTCCAGAAATTACTAATGTAATGAATACACGGTATATAACACGGATATCGCGATGACATTTTGGAAGTCAACATTATTCGGAATATATTGCAAAATTTTCTTAAGTCGTTTACAATATTCTAATTACAGAGGACATTTACATGTCCAAAACTATATCCACATTAAAGTCCAATGATTGATAGCTTTAATTCAACAAACGCCGTGATCATGTCGTTTCTGCCATTTTCAGGTGGTAAATTCTTAGGCAACTGCTTATCACTCAGTAAAGATTTTTGTCCCCAAGATCCCGTGGCAGCTGAACATTTGTTAAAAAATCCCACAGATTATGACTATAGATTACAGATTGTGTTAAAGACCTTACCACCGCGCGATAAGATGCATCTCTGGCGTAACTTTGAACACGGGGATGGACAACTTTATGGTGAAGACATTTACTGGAACGCCTGGCCCCAAGGTATCAAGGGCAACCTCAACGACATAACGAAAAAATTATGTTATTCAACGATGCGTTTTTTGATAACCGATCATACCATGGAACCACTTAGTTTATGCCAGGTTTGGCCAAACGCCACAGTGGTTCGTTTGATAAATTCTCGCAAGTTCCAAGACATATGCTTGCGTAAAAAACAACCAGATCCTCCTAGGCACAACCCCCCTAGGTTATGCCGAGACTATTGTGTGGAAAAATACAACATGTTGCGAGGTTCAAGCTGGCCTGATTGGGAAGAATTCCAACGGCATGGCTATGATGTAACCGAGTTTGATGCATTGGATCAAAGCATAGTTGAAGAAATTGGACAATTTTATCGTGTACATTTAATACAGAATCAAGTTATAATATATGATGTAGACCAAAGCTACTTTGATACAGAGGCATTTTTAAACTCGATGAAAAATCTCTACGAAAACTTTAGTCTAACAGATTTTTCTCCAGAATTGATCAGTTTTTTTTACAAGAAATATATGTCACTTCATTTTTAACAGGAAAATTACAATGGCAAAACCCTTCGACGTTTCAAAGTTCCGCAAGGAAATCACTAAATCCATTGACGGTCTCTCTGTGGGATTCAATGACCCCACAGACTGGATCAGCACCGGAAACTATGCTCTAAACTATCTCATATCGGGAGATTTTGACAAGGGCATCCCCCTGGGCAAAGTAACTGTGTTTGCAGGCGAATCGGGTGCTGGCAAAAGCTATATTTGCTCAGGCAACATTGTGAAACATGCGCAGCAGCAAGGCATTTTTGTGGTGTTGATCGACACAGAAAACGCCTTGGACGAAACATGGTTACATGCTCTGGGCGTGGATACCAGTGAAAGCAAACTGCTGAAACTCAGCATGGCCATGATCGATGACGTGGCTAAAACTATATCTACGTTCATGGCCGACTACAAAGCTCTGACCGCAGAGGATCGCCCCAAAGTGTTGTTTGTGATTGATTCCGTGGGCATGTTGCTTACTCCCACTGATGTCAATCAGTTTGAGGCCGGTGACATGAAAGGCGATCTTGGTCGCAAAGCCAAGAGTCTCACTGCTCTGGTGCGCAACTGCGTCAACATGTTTGGCGCTTACAACGTGGGACTGGTGTGTACCAACCATACCTATGCCAGCCAGGACATGTTTGATCCCGATGACAAGATCTCAGGTGGCCAGGGCTTTATCTATGCTTCCAGCATCGTTGTTGCCATGAAGAAACTCAAGCTCAAGGAAGACGAGGACGGCAACAAGATTTCAGATGTCATGGGCATACGCTCGGCCTGCAAAGTCATGAAAACACGCTATGCTAAACCCTTTGAGGGAGTGCAGGTCAAAATCCCTTATGAAACTGGCATGAATCCCTACTCGGGTCTCACTGATCTTGCAGAGAAGAAAAACATCTTAAAGAAGGATGGCAATCGTCTCATGTTCGTGACTTCAGAAGGCGAAATCATCAAACATTTCCGCAAGGGCTGGGAAAGCAACGAGGATGGCTGCCTTGACAAGCTCATGCGAGATTTTTTGAAAGTAGATGTGACAACTACTGATACTTCTGCTGTGGAAGAATGATATATAACACCTAGCAGGAGAAAAAAATGAGCCTTGACCTTGTAAACGATGTTTGGACAGAAGTCAAAAGACACTTGCCTGAGGCAGATCGCTTTGAGGCAGCTGAATCTTTGCTGGATGTCTTGATCGACAATAACTTTGCGCCTGAGGACATCCGAGAGGAATTCAAGCGTGATGTTCACTTGAAACGTGCTCTGCAGAACTATCTCGACGACACCGTTGAGGACGAAGATGACGAAGAAGATTACGAGGAAACTTTCGACGACGAGGACTATTGATACATGTGGTACAACCGTATCGTTGCTGATTTGTCAGTGATCCCCGACTTCCTTGCTTATTATGAGCAGGAACTGGAAGCAGCACGTCGGGACTGTAGATTGGCCGGTGTGGTGGAGCGCAACATCAAAGACTTGCCGGGCATCACCGAAACTCGCTTTAATCAGTTACAAGAGATAGAAGCGGTGCTAAACTACCTCAACATCCAGTTAAGAAAGATACGCCGCAGACATTTCCAGAAATATCTGGAAGGCTATGCTCGTAGTCTTACCAGCCGTGATGCCGAAAAGTATGTCGACGGCGAAGATGAAGTCATTGACTTTGAAACCTTGATCAACGAAGTGGCCCTGATGCGCAACAAATGGTTGGGCATCATGAAGGGACTGGACAGCAAGCAGTGGATGTCGGGACACGTGGTTAAACTGCGCACAGCAGGCATGGAAGATGTGTCATTGTGATCCGGTATGCGTTTGCTCGAGACATGCCAGGTGAACACGCCAAATGGACTTTGAATCCATGGCGACAGCGTGGGCTTGAGTTTTTCGACCGCGCTGCTGATGTGCCTGACAATTACCTACTGATTGCCAGTCACCATGCTCCTTGGAGGGAGCCCTTGCGTTCATGGATCGCCGAGGGCAGGCCCTGGTTAGAAATAGAATATGGATACTGGGGACCAGATACTCCGCGGCGGGAGACTCGTAGAGTAACATATTGCGGCCACCACAATCTTCGCATGATACCGGCGCCCTACAGCCGAGCTGATCTTTTTCCTGTGCCTGCGCATCAACCCTGGCGAACAACGCCGGGAGAATATGTAGTTGGGATTGAGCCTGTGGAGGTTATCCTCACTGAACGCACCGGGGAATCCATGGCAGAATTCCATGCCAGGATCGAGTCCGCGATAAAACCCTATTGGTCTGGTCCTGTAGTTTGGCGGCGCAAGATTGGAGCCAAACATCCTAGATTTGCCACTTTTGTAGAACAGTTACAAAGGGCTCATGCTGTGGTGGGCGAACGCACCATGGCCTGCGTGGAAAGTTGTTTGTTGGGCGTTCCAGGGTTCACTGTGGATGTCAGCATGAGCACACTGTTGGTGGGAGGTCTAGAGAATCTTGCAAGCCCACCCAAGCCCGACAGAACGTCTTGGTGGGAACACATCTGTTGGAGTCAATTCAATCGCGTGGAATTCAACACTCCAGACATGGTAGATCTCATAGAACAATATCAAGTCTTGAGTCATTAACTCTACATAAATACCGGTATGGAAAAAATCGTACTGGTAACCGGCGGATTTGACCCTATTCACAGTGGTCATATTGAATACCTTAATCACGCTAAAAAACTTGGCACTAGATTAATAGTAGGCGTCAACAGTGACGCTTGGTTGCAGCGTAAAAAAGGTAGAGCCTTCATGCCTTTTGCTGAACGCAGAAATATACTTCACAACATACGCACCGTGGACTTTGCCATGGGCTTCGATGATTCCGACGGGTCGGCTCGAGAAGCCATACGCATGGTAAGAGCCAGTTATCCCATGGCCAGAATAGTTTTTGCCAACGGGGGAGATCGTACCAGTGATAACATTCCCGAGATGGACATCCAAGACGACAACCTTGAGTTTGTGTTTGGCATAGGCGGCATCAACAAAATCAACAGCAGTAGTTGGATCTTGGAAGAATGGAAACATCCTAAAACTGAAAGGCCATGGGGCTATTATCGAGTCTTGCACGAAGACGGTGAACAAGTCAAGGTAAAAGAACTAGTGGTAAATCCAGGTGCGCGTCTCAGTATGCAACGTCACCAAGACCGAGCGGAACATTGGTTCGTGAGCCAGGGCAAGGCCACAGTGTATACTATAGATCCAACTACCACAGACAGCGAACTGTTTGCAGAACTGGATTTGCACGACAACACTCACATCAAGCCCAATCAATGGCACCAATTGGTCAACGAGGGCGATACGCCTTTACATGTGGTTGAAATACAGTATGGTCGCCAATGCATTGAAGAAGATATACAACGCCGATGACAACAAACATTTATATTGGCTGGGATAGCCGCGAACCCATAGCAGCCGACGTCTGTAAGTACAGCCTAATTGATACCGCATCCGTGCCGGTCAATCCGGTGTATATCAAACAACAAGATCTCCGAGACGCGCGGATATACACAAGGCCCGTGGACAACATGGCCAGCACGGAATTTACTTTTACTAGATTCTTGGTGCCTTATTTCAATGCCTTCCGGGGCTGGGCAGTTTTTGTGGACTGCGATACACTGTGGTTGGACGATGTCCGAGATCTAATCGCAATGGCTGATCCCAAACACGCAGTCAGTGTGGTACAGCACGACTACAGACCCGCAGAAGGGCTCAAGATGGATGGTAAGCAACAATACACCTACCCCAAGAAGAACTGGAGCAGCGTGATATTGTGGAACTGCGGACATGCAGCCAATCGTGTGCTGACACCAGACTACGTTAATCAAGCCACACCTGCGCATTTGCATAGATTTGAGTGGTTGCAAGACAAACACATCGGTGAACTGCCTTTGGCATGGAATTGGTTGGTGGGGTGGTATAGATTACACAGAGACGGTAAGCCTTCACTGCTGCATTACACCGAAGGCGGACCTTGGTTTGAACAGACTAAAAACTGCGAATTCGCAGATATATGGACCCAAACCCGAGATCAGATGCAGAATGTTGTCGCCAGTACAAGAGAGTTGATTGGTCTAGATCGCGTTTCAATGAGCAGCCAAGCACGCCAAGAAGTCGTGAATTTTTTACAGTCAGTTCGAGATCCCGGTGATCGATGGTGGTCCAATGATCCTGATCCAATCGCTAAAAAACTAGCATGGAGAGACCAGGATTTTTCAGCACCGCCCTCGGCTGTGGGTGTGGTCACTGACGGGATCAATACATTGTCAGCAGAGGATAAAGTAGACGTGGATCCAGTATTAGACAACTTTATTTTTGGGTGCGGCGGCGCAGTGGGCGACTATTGTGACCCTGTGGTTGCCAAGACCACAGTGCCCTTGGTGATTAGAGGCATAACCAAGCGCAAGATAATACATGATTGTGAACGCCGCGGTCGAGACTATTTTTATATCGATACTGGATATTTTGGCAACGGCAAAGCCAAAGCCTATCATCGTGTGACCAAAAACAATCTACAATTTGCAGGCGCGCTGCGAGAAGATTGTCCCGACGATCGATGGCGGGCACTGGCTTTGTCTATACAACCGCATCGGCCGGGCAGTCGAGTATTGATATGCCCACCCAGCGACAAAGCCATGATGTTTTGGCACTTAGATCTCGATCAATGGTTAAAAGACGTTGTGTCTAAAATACAAACCGTTACCGATAGAGAGATAGTTGTGCGCACCAAGCCAGCGCGTCGAGACCGAGTCACTGGAGACAGTCTAGAAATAGCCCTTACCAAAGATATACATTGCTTGGTGACATTCAACAGCATAGCTGCCATTGAAGCCCTGATGCTGGGCAAGCCGGTGTTTACTCTTGGCCCCAATGCAGCCTCGCCCATGGCCAATCGCGATCTGCACAACATCGATGATCCGTTCATGCCTTCAGTTGACGAGGTCAGGCTGCTGTGCAAGAATCTGTCATACCAGCAATTCACCAATACCGAAATGAGAGACGGTACTGCATGGCGGTTATTGAATGCATGACGTTGCTGTATATCTTGGAACCTTACCAAAGATAGCTAATCACAGCGTCAAGCAACAGGTCATGCAGGCCTTTGCTGCTGGTGCCGGAGCCGCAGGCGCTTCAGTCAGCATTGTCACAGCACGGCAGCCTATACCGGCACGGCTGGCCGTAATGATTGGTTGGTGTAGCCACGCAGGCGGTGGCCCACACATACATTTTCGTCAAACACTTGTGGATTACCAACAAGCGTCGGGGCATAAAATCATGCCCATTGATGGCAGTTGTTTCAAATTCGCCGATATCAATACGCGCTGGTTACGCTACAGCATCAACAGTATTTTCTGGAACGAAGGTGAATATGCCAACCATGATGGCCTAGACTCACAGCATTGGGGCATGATCCAAGCTGATCACGGCATCGTCATACAGCCCTGGC